GACACACGTTGCCAGCCGGTCAACGATTGGTTGCCCACAATAAGCGTGAGCTGATCGGTTGCCCCCGGCGGCGGGCCACTCGTGACGACGCCGTGCGCCGCGCTCATGCGTTCAGCGCCTGGAATGACAACGGCATGAACAGCGGGTGCCGCACGTCGGCGGACGCCACCAGTCCAGGTTCCCGAGGCGTATCGGCATAGAGCGTCCATGCCGCAGCCAAGGAGGGCATGGAAGCACGGGTATCGATCTCCACCAGCCAAGCGAGGTTGGCACCACGCACGCCCAGGTCGAGGGCGACGGCAGCGCGGAGCGTCCGCAGCGCCTGATAGGTGGCATCGAGGCCGGCATCCGCGGCACGGGTCGCTTCCGCGTCCAAGGCACCGCATACGGCGACGCGGACCGCCTGGGCGTCTTGGTAGCTGATCGGCTGATACAGGGCCGTAGCCCCCGCCAAGGCGCCGCAAGCGGCACACCGCAGATTGCTGGCCAGAGCGTCCTGTGCGGCATTGGCGGCGACGGACAAAGGCCCCGTGCCCGCCAGCGGCGCCGGTATCCAGGCGGTCAGCTCGATCAGGAGCCGGATCGCGTCGGCTGGATCATTCGCCGCAGCGGCGAGCGCGGTGGCGAGCTGCACCGAGGCGGCGGCGAAGGCGTCGGAATGCACGCTCACAGGAAGCTCGCGGCGGTGTTGACCAGATCGGACGCGGCATAGACCGCTGATCGTGCCGTCGTGGCGACTGCCAGGGCGCTCTGGACGGTCGCGGTCACCGGCTGAAGGGTTGAGCGGCTTCCGGTGTCGAACCGCCCGAAGTAGCCCTGCAGCCCCCGCACGCTGTTGAATATGCGCGAGGCGTCGCCGACGGCGGTCTGCGCGATCGCGGTGAACTGGCCCACGCCATTGGCGACGGCGCCCGCCACGTTGCCGAGGCCCGACAAGGCGGACCCCAGGTCAGAGGCCGAGGCGAGGTTGAGGCCGTCGATCGCGGCGCCGACGTTTTGCAGGGTGGCCGTGAGGGAGGACGGATATTGCACATCCCCGGCCAGGATAAAGCTGAACTGCACCTCGACGTAGCGGCCGCGCTCGCGCCGATCGGTGGTCTGGAACTCAAGCAACACGCACTGGATCGCGCCAAGGGTCGGATGCACCAGGGTGCCGGCGCCGGGCTGTTCGCAGGCGCCGACCATCGCGTCGCGCTGCTGATAGACATCATCGCCGGTCAGATACGCCTGGATCGAGAACCGGCGCGGCAGCTTGCCAAGGTCCTCTGCCCAGGCGGTGTCGCGGTAGGGGTATTCATGGATCGCGACGCGCCGGCCGGCGGCGGTGTCGCCGGCGTCGAGCACGAAGCCGACGCCGCGCCATGATCCGGGTTGCAGTTGCTGCGCCCATGAGCCGTCCGACCATGACGCGCCCGAGCTGTCCGGTTGCTGCGCTCCGCCGAATTGCTGGCCGATCCGTGCCACGTCGTTGACCACGCTGCCGGTGGTCTGCACGAGGCGGTTGACGCCGCCGAGCGTGCCGCTGATCTGGCCGAGGATGCCGCTCATATGCTGGCCATGTCCTGGTGCTCAACGCGGACGGGCGCGACGTTGACCGAGCCGCTTCCGGTCGCGGTCACGCTGCTATTCGGCGGCGCGTTCTTGTGCGTGATGTCCACGTTCACCGAGCCGTTGACCGGCGTCGGTGGCGGCACGGTCACGGGCGGAGCCTGCGGGGCCGGCGCGCCAGCGGCTGGCGGCACAGGCGGGACCGGCAGTTGCGCGACCTGCGTCGGGGGCGTTGGTGTGCGGGCGGCGATCTGCGCGCGCGTCTTTTGCAACGCCTCCGCCATTTCCGCTGCGCTGATCGAGGCGCGGTTGTTGCCAGGGTAGTAACTCTTGCCCGTGCTTGGATCGGCGACGGAGGCCCACTCTTGCGCCGCTGCCAGTTGCGCCGCCGCAAGGTCGTTGCTTTTGCCGCTGACATAATCTCGGATCGCCGGTCGTTTCTCGCCCGCGAGATATTCGCCGAAGATGCGATCCTGCATCGCCCGGTCGAACTTTTCGTCACCCTTGAGGCCCATCGAGGCGACGGCGGTTTTCAGCGTCGAGCCGATGATCTGATAGCGGCCGGCGGCGTTGTATTTCTGCGCAGCCTGATCGGCCATCACCTGGGCGACCGTCTTGTTCTCCAAGTCCTCGGTGCCGGCGGCATAGCCACCAGCCGCGCCACGGTTGACCGAGTTATAGGTGCCTTCACCGCGCGAGATGAGCGCACCAAACGGTGTCGCCGCGAGGCCGGACACGCCGCCCTGTTGCTGGATTTCCGGCGGTCCGTTCTTGGCGCGATTGAACAGCCAGCCCAGGCCGCGTTCCAACCAGCCGCCGGCAGGCGCCCCCGGCGCGGTCGAGGGCTTCGCGTTGGCGTCCGGCAAGTGCGTAGGCGAAAAGCCGGTGTTCGGGTCCGCGCCGAGCCGGCGGCGCATCTCCTCTTCTGGGATGTCCTCGCCCGTCTTGGGATTGACCCAGTGCGGTATCTTATCGAACGGGTTCCATAGCGACCCACCGCGCTTCTCAAAGCCCTGTTTCTTCGCCTCGGATTCTTCCACGCCCTTGATCGCCGCATCCACCGCTGGCGTGGCGATCAGCGCGAGGCCGGCGAGGATTGGGGCAAGCGCCGCGCTCAGTGGCGCAAGCGCCGCAACCACCGCCGCAATGTTGGCAATGATGCCGACGCCCCATCCCACGGCGAACAGCGTCACGATGGCGCCGGCCGCTTTCAGGATCGTGTCAAGGTGCGTGATCACCCATTTCAGCGACTCAATGAACTTATTAACCCCGGCCTCGACATCATCCCACTTGATGCCACCGAGCCATGCGGCGAAGCGCTGCGACAGATCGTCAATCGCCTTGATGATATCCGGCGTGTGCTTCTCCACGAACTCGGAAAGCCGGTTCAGCAATGGCGCGAAGTCGCGCGCGAGCACCACCGAGATTTGCTGGCCGAGGTGATCGAACGCGACACCAGCGCGGCCCTGCGCCTCAGTGAACAGTTGCAGGCTGCGCTTCTGTTCGTCGGTCAGTTCGGTATAGCGGCCGGCGTCGGCAAACGCCGCCAGGAAACCTTGGTGCGACTGGCGGAACGTCTCGACCAGCTTGTTACCCTCGGCGCCCAACAGTGCGGTCGCGGCGCGCGAGCGGTTCATCGGATCGGGCAGCGCGGCAATCTTCGCGATCAATTCCGGCATGAGGTCGGCGGCGTTGCGGATTTGCCCGTTTGCGTCCCGCAGGTTGACGCCAAGGGAACCGGCCATCTGGCCAATCTCGGCGAAGTTGCCGCGCCCGACGGCGAACTCCGCTAAGTTGGTGTGCAGCGCTTGCAGGCTGCTTGTCATGTCGCTGGCATTACCGCCCGCGAGCCGCGTCGCATCCTGGAATTGTTGGAGCTGTTGCGTTGTGATGCCGATGTCATCGGCGTTCTGCACGAGCTGGTGTGACCAGTCGGCATAGCTGTTCACCAGCTTGACCATGCCGGCGATCGAGGCGGCGCCGGTAATGGCGCCCATGACTGGAACGATCTGCGACAGCGTGCGGAACACGCCGGCCGCTGTCTTGCCGATCCACTCGAACCCCTGCGCGACCTTGCGCAGTCCTGACACATCGACGAAGCGCGAGACCGAGCGCGACATGCGCTCCATCGGCGCGCGCATCGCGGTGATGCGCTTGTTGATCGCGTCAATCTGACGCGTTGCATTGTCAACGACCGAATAGGTGACGCTATAGCCAGCCATTACGACGACCGAGCCTCGCGCTCGCGCTCAGCGATGCGGCGTGCCTGTTCGGCCCACCAGATGAGTTGCGTCCCGGTCAGGCCCCAGGCGTCGTGCGGACCCCAACCCCAGAAACGCGTTAGATCGGCAATCAGCTCGCGCCATCCTTGGGGGTAGGCGCGAGCAGTTCGGCTAAAAAATCGAAAGCCTTGGTAAGCTCGCTATGCCGTAGCTCCAGCACCACCTCGCGCGGCACCTTGGCGACGGCGGCAACCAGCGCGATCTGATAGCGGCGCATTGTGTAGGCAGTCGGGCTTGTGGTGTTCAGCTCCATCTCGGCGCGCTCCAGTTGCTTCGCCGTGGGTTCTTCCAGGTGGAGCGAGGTGAACCGTTTCTTTTGAAACGTCACATCGATGTCGAGGTCAAACGTGCGCGGTAGGGCCTCGTCCTCGCCGCCGTCGTCAGCATCGAACTCGCTTGAAATCGCATCCATCATGCGAACGTCTCGGACACGTCGATACCGTCAAAGCGCACCTGGAAGGTGCCTTCGGCGGCGCGGACCTCGGTCGCGCTGACGCACCACATATTGGCACCGCCCACGACCTTGCCGCTGGCCAGCGATACCTGGACTTCAACGCAGCGCATCTCGTTGAAGTCGCCCACCGTGATGTCCGCGCTGTCTCGCAAGGTCGCCTCTATGAAGCCCTGCGACGGCACCTCGCTGAACCCGTGCACACTGTCGAGGCCGAGCAAGGTCTCGCGCTTCCAGCGGACGGGCGACCACGTTACATCGGACACCACCATGTAGGCGTTGCCGTCGATTGTTAAGCCGGTCAGACCGGCCAGAGCCACACAATTCGCCATATCAGTCTACTCCTTTCGCGGTCTGCGAAGATTGTCGAGGCGCCACAACGGGCGCAGGTTCGTGTAGTGAAAGCACAGCAGGACCTGATCGTGCTGCGTCAGATCGAATGAGGCGCAAGGCTTGATGTGGTCGATTTCCCAGCCCTTGCGGCCGTAGTTCGCCCAGGACATCCCAGGCAGGAATTGCGCTTCGATGTGCGCGATCAGGTCAGGTTTGGAACAGCCGAGGATCGCGCCCAACTTCGCGTCAGCACGCCAGTCTCGACCACTTTCATGTCGTTTGATCGCCCGATGAAGATTGCAGCAAAGCAGCGCCCGGATGCGGACGTTTTCATCCGTGTTGTATCGGTCGCGCTTATAGTCGGGATGCCTCTCCCGCCACCGTTTATTGTATGCGCTCTGATACCCTTCATTGCGGGCCTGCCAGCGTTGCGCTCGCGCGAGGTGGCGGCCCGGGTCAGACGCATATCGCGTTGCCGCCTTTGCGAGTTCTGCCTCGCGATGCGCCAAGTAGTATCGGCGATGGCGCTCGCGCGCTTGTTCAGGGTCGCGATACGGCACTACGACTTCCTAAATTGTAACAGTATTGCAATTTGTCTGAGCTGGTTAACAAGGTCAACCGGGGCAAGTATCTTAACGAGACCGTTCCCGGCATCCTCGACCACTACGCTGCGTGCGAACGTGTTGGCGTTCTGCACATAACCGGCCGACTGCAACGCGCGGTATTCCATGATCACGCTGGCCTTGATCATCGGCGCGTTGACGCAATTGGAGCCGGCGAGGATCGGCGTGGTATCGCTGACCAGTTTCTTGCGCGCGTAGCGGGTCAGCAGATAGTTGGACAGATCGCGCGCGACGAACATCAAGCCATACATCGTCTCGGTATCGAGGTAGCTGTTGTCCGCCGCGCCGGCCGCGTTCTTTTGGTAGGTCGTGGCCGAGCGCTCGATGACCACGGTATTCGCGTCGCTGACGCGTGTCGTGCTCAACCCGTCATAGAGCAGCGTATTGCGCTCGCCGAGCGTCCATTGCGCGGCGACCGGCGGGGCGAGCAGGGTCGTGTTGATGTATTGCAGCGGCAGCCCTGGATCGACGCGGAGGCTGGCAGCGGCAGCGGCGCAATACTCGCTTGCCCATATCCAGACCGGATCAGGCGAGCCGCTGAATGCGACGATCGACATATGCTGATCGTTGCGAGCGGTGCCGAACGCGGTGCACGCACCGAGCGTGCCGCGGAACGCGGAGAACGCCCCGCCGTAGATCATTTCCTGCCAGGACCACCGGCCCACGTCGTCGGCCAGGAACGTCTGCAAGGCATTCAACGACGCGGTGTCGTTATAGGGCGTGCATATGAAGTCGTAGGGTTTGGATGACAGGTTGCCCAGTCCGGCGGTCAGCGTCGGATTGGCGGTCCCACCCGCCATCGGGGCAAAGGCAACGGTCATCCCAGGCACCGGATATTCGCCGCCATTGGTGCCGAGATAGTTGGCTTGCAGGTCGATGTCGTTGCCGAGCAAGCCCTTGTTGAGCGCGGTCAGGGTGACGACACCAGCCGCAGCCGCGCTGGTCACCGGCAGATCATCGGCCGCGTTGATGGCGACGTTGACGTTTCCCCCGATGATCGCGGCGGTATCGGCCGTGCTGACACCGACCTGTAGGCGCTGCCCGCCGATGTAGAGATTGAGCGTGCCATAGGCGGTCGCGGTGCCGGTGACGGTGATCGTCCCGGTTGCAGCCGCGCCAGCGGGGGCATCCACGAGCGGTAGGAGCCATAGATCGGCGAACGGATCGCGTTGCAGGTAGCGTTCCGCCATCGCCGCGAGGATCGATCCCCGACCGCAAAGCTGAATCACCTGGGCGACGCTTTGCACCTCGATCGGAATATCCTGGACGGCGGTGCCTGCGGCCGTCTTTTGGCCAATGAGCAGCGTGCTTTGCAGCACGGTGCCGGTATTCGCTTGAGATGGATCCATCTCAACGTAGACGCCCGGCACACGGTTGCTGTCGGGGTAGTGGGTGAAGTTGATGGCCATAGCTTACGCTCCCTTGTGCGGTGGCTGCGGCGGAGACGGCGCGGCCGGCGCGCGCTGACGTTGCTCCGGCGGCGCCTCGATCGTCACATCGCCGTCGCGCAGGCGGCGGTTCCAGAACGGATCATCGTCGGGCACATCCCGGCCTTCCTCAGGCAGTAGCAACATGCTGCGCGGATCACGCACAGCCTTGCCCGGCGCGGGTATAACCTTCATCTGAACCTCCGTTGCTGAGGGGGGGGAATAGTTCCAGCCGTAACCACCCGGCGGCGTTTCACGTCATACACCCGCTATGGCGTTCCACGTTCCGCCACCCTGGCTCACATACAGCGTGGACCCAACGGCGCCATCCGTCCGCATCCACAACGAACCTTTCGGTTGCGTCCCCGAGGCCGCGCCGGTCCCCGATCGGATATTCGGCCCGGTCGGGGACATGAGAGCAAAGCCGTTGTATGCCGTGACCTGTCCGGTTGTGTTGATATCCATCAGACGGGTTGCGGCCCCACCTGACGTGCGTTGCCAGAAGATGTGCGCCTGCGATGAGACGCCCGACACGCTCCAGTGATCTACTTCGCCGTTGCCATTATAGTTCCATCCCCAGGCACCTTGTGCGCCCGCCACCGGGATGACGCCGCTGGCATTGTAGTTCACGACGAAATAGGCGCCGAGCGAGGTCAGGCCGCCATACGCCTGCACCCGGCCAACCGGGCTGATGTCCATAAGCTTGACCGCAGCACCTGACGTGACTTGCCAAAAGATGTGCGAAACAGCGGAGACGGTGGAACAACTCCAATAATCCACTTCACTGGAGTTCTGATAGCTATATCCCATCGCGGCATGTGCTCCAGCGGCTGGCAGCACAGCATTGGCATTGTAGCCGATGGTCAGATAGCCACCCGAGGCAGTCAGAGCACCATACGTCGTAAGTTGTCCTGTGCGATCTATGTCAACCAGCCTCGCCGGTGTGATGACAGGCGGCGAGGCGCCATTAGAGACCAACTGCCAAAACGTATGAGACAGGCCGCCAGCAGCCCCTGCATAACAATTCCAATAATCTACCTCTGCTTGACCACTAAGATAGTTGGTAGCGAGAGCGAGCTTGCCGCCTCCTGAGGGAGCTGTTGATGGTGTTTGCAACGGCACACTGCCGCCTGAATTGTAGCTTACAGTCAGGAATGTGCCTGTTACGTCGAGACCGCTCTCTGCTTCCAGCCCACCCACCGGCCCAACTAATTGTGGAATGCCATGTATTCCCAAGGCAGACCCATTGAAACTCCACGTCACGGTGCCGTCTGCGACCGTTCCCGCTGACGTGGGCCACACTGGCTCTGTCGTCCCTGATGTGCCTGCGACGGTGCAGATATAGAGGAACCCATTGGCGACGGTTGGGTGGACAAGCTGGTTGACAACGTAATTGACACTGGAGTTCCAGGGCAGTGGCGTCCAGATGCTGCCACGATAGCGATTGCCAAACGCCTGCACATCGAGCGTGGTCGAAGCTACGGTGATGCCAGCCGTTGCAACGGCCCCTGTGATGACATTGAAAAGGTTGTTCTCGATGCGGATCATCGGCCCGTTGTTGATGCCTGGGCTGTTGGTCCCATCGGCATTCAAGCCGACGCTGACAAAGCTATTGATCACTGCCCCAGCGAACAGGTGGCAATCATTGTTTACAAACCAGACTGCTGTCGCGTGACCAAACCGCACCAGATCGCTCACGCTGACATAACCAGTCGGGTCGGCTGTCACATACAGCGTACAGCGCTCGATATACACATCCTGTAGAGCGTCTGCATCCAGTATGGTGCCGGAACCCTGGTAGTTCCAACGCGAGAACACATGGAAGGGCGGTTGCCAGACATCGGCTGCGTTC